CTCCATAAATGAGAGCCATTCCCAAGTCTGTTCGATCGGCATCGGGGTAGATCTCATCAACCATTTCCTTAATGTATTCAAAAAACGAACACTGGTAGTCAGTAAGTTCCTTATTCTCACCCCAACGCTGATAGTCGAGCCACGTTCTAAATTCACCTGGTTCGACCATGAGATAGTGTCCGAATAGATATCCGGGGTTGAGTTCTTCCTCCGTTGGACGAGACCAGGTCTGTTGTGGTCTGGTTCGTCCAAGGTGATATTTTGCCCATATCTGACATATGAGTAGTGCCCATAGTCGCTTGAACTCATCATTCATTACTAAGTTTGTAGTCTCATGAAATCTTTAACATATCCCACGTACCCCATTTTTGAGATCTTTTTCATGTGGGACATCACCCACGCCATGGAACTTCCAGAATGTAGATCCAGAAGTTTCATGTGATTAAGTAGAGGTTTAGCAGTGTCGGTATACTGAAACCCCGTCTTATCACCATGTGCAATAAGGTCGTCCCATAAATTGGCCTTGAACATCGCCTGATAGACGTCCAGTAACAAGGCGCGTGAATATTTGTCTGTGATGTGATCGAAACTCATATCTGATTGGCTAGAGAGTTAAATCTTTAATACTTTTAGATGGAGATAGTCATAGCCGTGACATTAATTACTGGGTTTTTAGCATTCTATGGTTATTTTATTTATGTAGTAATTCGCGACACGTGCATATTCAACAAAGTTGAAGCGTTATAATCATTATCTAGGGTTCAAAACTCCCTAACAAATGAGTATATTAGTTAACTTAGTTGCTGAAGGCGAGACCACCCATGCCCGACTGGATGCGGAGCACGTTGTAGTTCACGGCGAACATGTGCATGCTGGTGGTGCGGTCGGTGTGGGCCTTCTGGGTCACGGAGACCTGCGCGTTATCAATGCGCGAGAAGTTGCAGGTACCCGTGGGCTGGTGCTCCTCGGGCTTGAGCGCGAAGGAGTAAGAGTAGATACCCGGGTACGGGTTACCGCTGTGGTGGTAGAAGGGCTGCACCTGGTTGAAGTACTTACCGGACTGCTCCTTGAACCGGTCCTGACCGTTGAGGATCAGCTTGAAGGACGACAGAGGACCGACGGAGGTGGTGACACCCACGGCACCCTCCTCAACCCACGCGTTGGAGTCGGTACCGTTCTGGAGAACCAGAGGGGCCCCGAGCACGTTGGGGGAGATGTAGCCCGAATCACCAACGGGGATGGTGGCAAGTTGGGTATAATCGATGTTGGAAGTGGTATCCCACATATCGTTGTCAGAGGCGCTGGTCCCGGTCCCGGAGAAGCACCAGACAAGCTCCTTAACGGGGTGGTTGTAAGACAGACGCACCTGCTTGGTCTTGTTAGCGGCATCCACAGTATCCACGCCAGTGTGTTGCACCTGCTCGATCAGGTACTCGTGACCCTTCTGGGCGAACCGGCGGCGCTCCTCGGTATCGAGGTACACGTAGTTACCCCACACCTTGAAGCCAGTAGTTAGCAAGTACTCGTCGAACGCAGCGGTCAATGTAATATCAAGTCGCACTTCATGATACTGGAGAGCGATGAGAGGGAGGTAAAGCCCTGGGTTCCGGTTGAAGAAGAAGATCAGGGGCAGGTACACCTTGGAATCATTCAAAGACGCCGAGGTCATCTTACCGTACTGGACGCGCTTCGCCTCGTCGAGGTAAAGCTCCGAGTACAGGCGCCACCACTTCTGGTAGTGCTTATCGATGCGCTGTCCACCGATCGTCAGCTCGACGTCGGCAATGGCGCGCTCGGCAATCCACTCAGCAGACGCGGTGCCGTTATTCGAGACGTAAGCGGAAGCCGACGTGACCATCTCGAGGTACATCTCACCAATGAGATCACCGTTCCGGGCCACGGTCACGGACAGACGGGCCCCATCGCCCACTGATCCGTTCACGACCTGCTCGATGGTCTCCATCGCGAAGTTAGTGTGGCGCTTGTACACCGCCTGAAAGAAGGTAACCTTAGGGCTACCGGTAAGGTAGACATCCTGGGCACCGTACGCTACGAGCTGCATAAGTCCTCCCGCCATAGTTTGCTTTAGTACTAATAGGTAAGAAAATTTTTCAGCGCCTGACACACGCGCCCTTTTAGGGAAGAAAAAATATGGGCAACCAAAAATGACCGACAGTGAGCGCGAGGAATCCGAGATGTCCGAGACCGAAGTTTCCGAGACCGAGATGCCAGACTTCTCTCAATTTCTCGATGATGAAGATGAGACCGAGGATGTTGACCTGGGGGCTATCCTGGTGAATGCCCTGGAGACCGTCGATGGTGACACTGTGTGTAGCACCCTGGTGGGGATCCGTCAACAACTCGAGATTCACAATAAGATCATGGTGAAAATTTTGAAGTCCCTTGGGGATTTAAAAAAATGAGTCCTTAGTTATATAGTTAAGATGACAGACACAAGGGAGACCGTTCTCCGAATGGTCAACCACGTCCAGGACAAAAAGATCGAAGATCTTGCGGCTCACATCACAGACATCAAACAAGGTCTAGATGACCTTAGAGGTGGTGATCTGAGAAGTCTTACAAAGTACATTTTTAGTATCGAAGTCAATGACAATGGATTTCTGGATGACGTCGGGAACGACTTTCATAAAAAGGTTCTTGGTACCTACACTCAGCACATGATTGGTATGAGTGCCGTAGAGTCGCGGTTTCATACAGATGCCAAGGACATGGCCGACGAAGCAAGCATGGACATCCGAATCATCAGGAATACGATTGACAAGGTCTATAAGTATGTATGCCAATTGCATGCACTCCAGGAAACTCTGATGCAACCCATGCTTGCGGATGGAGAGACGAGCAGAACCATAGAAAATTCAGAAGATCTAAATCCTTATCAGGTGATCATCCTGAATATCCTGGATGAACTGGAACGACAGAAACTTCGCAAGTCCAAGGACATGATCTGTGAAGAGGTGATCACGGAAAAGGGGTACAGAACTATGGCGTGGAAGCCGATATGCACGATCAAGGAAAAGATTCACCACCTGAGTGAAAAGAATTCATCTCCCGAGCGTTGGAAACTCATCACCAAGAAAGCCACGATGCCCAAGGATGTTGCGATTCACCTAGAGGAATGCAATGATGTACAGTTGCCCGAGTTGAATAAGAACCGCCACGCCTGGTCGTTTCGAAATGGAGTGTTCGTCGGTGATCTCGAAGGGAACCGTTTTTACTACTATGGCACTAAAGAGTTTTCTAAACTTGACAGACATATGGTGACTTCCAAATACTTTGATCAAGACTTTGATGACCATACGAACGCCGAGGATTGGAAAGAGATACCTACGCCCTTTTTGGATTCGATCATGGATTATCAGGGATGGAATGAGGATGTTAAGCGATGGATGTACATTATGCTTGGTCGCCTGACCTTTTTACTGAATGAAGCAGACACTTGGCAAGTTATTCCGTTTTGCAAGGGTATCGCCCAGAGTGGCAAGTCTACGTTGTTAAACTATGTTGTTAAGTTGTTTTATGAACCTTCTGACATTTCTGTGATGTCGAACAACATGGAAGAAAAATTCGGTCTTTCATCAATCTATCAGGCTAACCTCTTCTTGGGTCCAGAGATCAAACATGATTTCCGCATCGACCAGGCTGAGTTTCAAAGTCTGGTCTCGGGCGAAGAGATTCAGATCGCCAGAAAGAACAAGAATGCTGTGACGGTGCAGTGGCAAGTTCCTGGAATTTTAGCAGGTAACGAAACTCCTGGGTTTTCGGACAACAGCGGTTCCATTCTTCGTCGTCTGTTACTCTTCAAGTTCGGACGTCAGGTATCTGATGGGGATGCCAGGCTTGGCGAGAAGTTGGCCGGTGAGATTGGTTTGGTTTTGCAGAAGTGCATATGGGCTTATAAAGAGGCTGTTCACGAATATGGTGATAAACTCATTTGGAAAGTGGTGCCCAAACAATTTATGGACTGGCGCGAGGAGATCGAGGGTCAGTTGCACTCACTGGTCGGCTTCATGAAGACCACCCAGTTGAAGTACGGTGAGGACAAGCAGATGCCCCTGCACTGGTTCAGGCACAAGTATCGCGAGTACTGTTCAAGCA